TGGCCAGCGAGATCCCATGCGGAGAGTACAAGTCAGCGCAGAGTGAAATGGGGCTTTGGTATATCGCCAAGGGCGTGGCCTACACATGCCGCATTTCAGTGCCACCAGAGCCTGGGCGCTTTGTCGGCCAGATCACAGTCGGCTGGGCTACCCAGCCCGAAGACATGGACAGCGCCCGTGCCATGCTACAAATCGCAGCAACTATGCTTTCTAGGAGTAAACAGTAATGGATTGGCTTAAACAAATCGCGCCCACAATTGCCACGGCAATGGGCGGTCCACTGGCGGGGATGGCTGTCTCGGCTATCTCCAAAGCAATCGGCGTTGACCCCGACAAGGTGGGCGACCTGATCTCCAACAACAAGCTGTCAGCAGAGCAGATTGCTCAGGTCAAAATTGCTGAGATTGAACTTCAAAAGCAAGCGCAAGAGCTTGGCCTCAATTTTGAAAAGCTGGAGGTTGAGGACAGGAAGTCAGCGCGGGAGATGCAGGCCACCACCCGCAGCCTGATGCCGCCAATACTTGCGGGTACAGTCACAGTGGGCTTTTTTGGCATCATGGTGATGATGTTCATTGGCAAAGTGGACAGCGCCAACCCTGCCATCTTGATGATGCTGGGCAGCCTTGGTACGGCATGGACGGGCATCATTGCCTATTACTTTGGATCATCCGCTGGCTCACAAGCCAAGACCGATTTACTCTCTAAGGCAGGGCCAGTGAAATGACCGAAGACCAGCTTGTTGAAATGCACATCGACCCGTCATGGCTTGAGCCACTGACGGCGGCGTTTACGAGGTTTGAGATCAACACCCCAGAGCGCCAAGCGGCATTTATCGGTCAGTGCGCCCATGAGTCGGCCAACTTCAAGACACTGCAAGAAAACCTGAACTACAGCGCCAAGGGCTTAAACGCCACATGGCCCAGCCGTTTCCCGTCTGAAGCCGAGGCTCAGCCCTACCACCGCCAGCCCGAAAAGATTGCCAACAAGGTCTATTCTGGCCGGATGGGCAACCTAGATGAGGGCGATGGCTGGAAGTACCGAGGCCGTGGCTTGATTCAATTGACGGGCAAGGACAATTACCGGCTGGCCTCAGACGCCTTGGGCGTGGACTTTATTGCTGACCCCGACCTTGTGCTCACCAAAGAATACGCTGCCCTGACAGCGGCTTGGTACTGGAACAAGCGCGGCCTGAACAAAGAGGCAGACGCCAAAGACTTTACAGGCATGACAAAAAAGATCAACGGGGGCGTGATCGGCTTGGCCGACAGGGTGGCGCACATCAACACGGCCCTTGGTGTTTTGACCGCATAAGGTGAAATAATCACCTCATGGCCAATGTCAAGCAACAGTTAGATGTCCCGTCCATCCCCAGCCTTGGCTTTGCGCCAGAGGGGTATGAGCGCAGGTACTTTGCTGAAGTCAACGGGTCACTTAACAGCTACTTTAGAAAGCTCATCAGCACGCTCGGCGCCTTGTTCGGGCCAAGGGGCGTCAAGTTTCTTAATGCGCCGCATGGTGCGTTTCACGACTCAACTGACCAGACGGCGGCAAGCACCACAGTCGCCACTGCCGTGACATTTGACACGACAGACATAAGCAACGGCGTCACGCTGTCGAATAGTTCAAGGCTAAATGTTGCAGACTCTGGTGTTTTTAACATTCAGTTTTCGATTCAACTTAAAAACACCACCAATGATGGCCAAGATGTGGACATCTGGTTTCGCAAGAATGGCACGAACATAGACAATTCAAACAGTAGATACCACGCCCCTGCAAGAAAAAGCACTGGTGACCCAAGTCACATGGTTGCGGCCTTGAATTTCTTTGTTGAATTGAATGCCGGCGACTATGTTGAAATCATGTACAAGGTTGAAAATGTGAATGTGACCATAGAGCATTTCGCCGCCAGTGCCAGCCCGACACGGCCAGCAGTGCCAAGTGTCATTGCTACAGTGTCTTTTGTGTCCAACCTACCGACAATATAGCCATGTACATCCCAATAAAAATTCCACCAGGTGTTTACAGAAACGGCACAGAGTACCAAGCTGCTGGGCGGTGGCACGATGCCAGCCTTGTGCGCTGGTACGAGAACACGCTGCGGCCAGTGCTGGGCTGGCGCACCCGTTCAGCCTCTGCCGTGACGGGATCATGCCGTTCCATCATCACTTGGCGCAACAACAGTAATACCCGATTCATTGGATTGGGTACGCACACCAAGCTGTTTGCGATGAACGAGGCCGGCACTCTCAAGGACATCACGCCTACGAGTTTTACCACTGGCTACGCCAGTGCACAGATCAATGTGGGCTACGGAAGCAACACCTACGGCAACTATGCCTATGGCGTGGCAAGACCCGACACTGGAGCGATCATTCCGGCCACCACATGGAGCTTGGACACATGGGGCGAGTATCTGGTGGCTTGCTCAAACGCTGACGGCAAGCTCTACGAGTGGCAGCTTGGCTTTGCCACGCCGACACTGGCGGCGGTGATCACCAACGCCCCAACCGGCAACAAGGCTCTTTTGGTCACTGCCGAGCGCATCCTGTTTGCCCTTGGCGCCGGAGGCAACCCGCGCAAAGTCTCTTGGTGCGACCAAGAGGACAACACTGTCTGGACGCCTGCGGCCACGAATCAGGCTGGGGACTTTGAGTTGACCACTCCTGGCAGCCTGATGGCCGGCAAGCGCGTCAAGGGCGTCAACCTGCTGTTTACCGATGTAGACCTCCATGTAGCTACTTACATTGGTGCTCCGTTTATTTACGGCTTTGAGAAGGCCGGATCTGGCTGCGGCCTGATCTCGGCCCAGTCTGTGGCGGCCATCGACACTGCCGCGATCTGGATGAGTAGCAGCGGCTTTTGGATTTATGACGGATATGTCAAGCCGCTGCCCTGCGATGTGAGTGACTACATTTTCACAAACATCAACTACGGCCAGAAGTCCAAGGTCTATGCTGTACACAATTCTGAGTTTGGCGAGATCTGGTGGTTTTATCCATCCAGTGGAAGTAACGAAAATGACAGTTATGTAAGCTACAACTACCGAGAAAACCACTGGAGCATTGGTTTACTTGACCGCACAGCAGGGGTCGATGCGGGTGTCTTTACATACCCGCTGATGGTTGATCCAGATGGCTTGGTGTACGAGCATGAAGTTGGATTCAACTATGACGGGGGGACTCTGTTTGCAGAGTCAGGGCCAGTCCAGCTTGGCAATGGCGACAACATTATGAAGGTGCGGGAAGTCATCCCAGATGAGCAGACACTTGGCGAGGCCGTGGTTTCATTCAAGACCCGACTCTATCCCACAGGCACTCAGTCCACATTCGGGCCATTTACAGCGGCCAACCCGACCAATGTCCGGTTTTCTGGCCGGCAGGTCAACATGAGGGTGACGGGTGCGGTTTTGGCTGATTGGCGCATTGGGGTGATGCGGCTGGATGCGGTGGCCGGCGGCAAGCGGTGAGTGATATTGAGCATTTGAATAGGCTGCGCCACCATGTGGAGGCTGCTTTAGAATACTCTGGAGGCACACATAATTTTGACGATGTTGCCGAGATGGTTGAGGATCACAGATTGCAGTTGTGGCCGGCCTCAAACTCGGTGGTATTGACAGAGATCATTGTCTATCCGCGACTCAAGAATTTGCATTACTTCTTGGCTGGTGGCGACCTAGATGAACTCTCACGGATGCGACCAATGATCGAATCCTGGGGCAAGTCTATTGGCTGCACCAGAGTGACTTTGGCCGGCCGCAAGGGCTGGGCAAAGACATTTTTAAAAGACGAAGGTTACAGCCCACAGTGGTCTGTACTTGCAAAGGAGTTGATATGAGCTTAGGTGGACAAATAGCAAACTTGATCGCTGCAAACTACAAAGACGGAAGCACCGGCGATGTGCCATTTGACCCGTCTGATGGCATTGGCGAATTTGAGCGCCGTCAATTTTTGCGAAACCAAGCATTGCCTATGCCGAATCAGTACCAGCAGATCATGGGGCAAGGTAGCAGTGCTACCCCATACCAGCGGATCATGGGTCAAATGCCACTGCTGCAAAACCCATACGCCAGCATGTCGGGTGGCTACAATAATTTTCAAGGCGGCTACAACCCCAATCTGTACAGCAATGCGCCAAGAGCAATTCGTCAGCTTGGCTTTGGCGGCGGTGGCGGCGGCGGTGGCTCTGAGCCTGCTGCACCTAGTGCGTGGAGCAGCATGACCCCTGCACAACAAGCCGCCTACTACGCTGCAAACCCAACGATGGCGGCGATTACTCGGGCAGGTCAAGGGTTATTTGGCTTGACATCTTTGGGTATGGCCCAAAACTATTTCGTTCCTGAATTTGTTGCGAATATGAGTGCCAGGGCAATGGGATATGACCCAGCCAATCTTTCTTATGGCGGCGCATCAAGGGCTGAACAAGCCGCAATGAATGCGGCGCTGGCCGAGCAGGCTGCACAAAGTTATGGCGGCGCATCAATGGCTGAACAAGATGCAATGAATGCTGCACTTGGAGAGGCCGCAACCATTGCAAATGATATTGATGCTGCATCTGCTACTGAGGGGTTTTCAGTAGGTGGCGGTGGCGTAAGTGACACCAACAGTGCGGGAGCAGATGCAGCTTCAGACGCAAACTCAGGTGAGAATGCTGGTGGAGAAGGGCCTTCCGGTGACGGAGTGAGTCTGGCCAGAGGCGGCTTAATTACCAATGTGTTTGGCCCTGACCCCGCTGGCCCTGATGAGGGTCAAGTCAATATCATGCGCGGCGAGTATGTCATCAAAAAATCAGCGGTCAAGAAGTACGGCACAGGGCTGCTGGACATGATCAACGATGGCAAGATACCTGCCAAAAAAATGAAATCTTTACTCGGATAAGGGGCGAAAAATGTCTAAAGGTGGAGACTCAATATCAACAACCTCAATTGATCCACAGATCAAAGAGGCGTTTCTTACAAACTTTCGTCAGGCTCAAGGTGTTGCAGCGGCATTGCCTGTCCAGCAGTTTGCCGGATTCAACCCGCTGTACCAAGCTGGTGAAGAGCAGA